CGTCAGCGGCGAGAATCGTTCCATCCTCCAGCCGCAGCAGCCGCTGGTCTTCCTCGGTCACATACCAATATTCTGCCAGCCGTACCGTGTCGTCCGTGACCCAGCCTTCTGCGTCACCCGATACCTCATCCCAGCCACCCACCTGATCCGGATACTTACGCTCAAACTCCTCACGCGGCATATCCTCCGTCACGAAGCAATAACGCCACGTCGCACCGTCCAGCGATTTCGCCTGATGATCAAAGTACACCGTCAGTGGGTTCACGATAGGCTTGATCAGAATCTCCTGATCAAACGAGCCATCGTCGCAGTAGTCTGTCACCACCCGAAAGAACCCAAAGCCACCCGACACCGCATAAAAGAACGCATTGTCATAAGCAAGCTCTGCCTTACTGTTCGCCTCGATATGCCGAATCAGCCCCGAGAAAATCTCCGCCGTCTCCACATCCGCGCCTGAGTCTGCCGGCCTGACTTTGATCGACGGGCGATTCTGTCGCTGCTCATTCGTCACCTGACGCACGAACCCCGGGATACGATTGACTGTGAGCACCGGCCTGTCCTGCAGTTCGCGATCCTTGCGTACCCGATCCGGCCACTGCTCACCCGCATAAAAATGCAGGTCATCCATGAACAGCTCACGATTATCGCGAGCGTCATCCACCGCCAGTGTGAAGCGATCTCTCGCTTCCCCTAGCAGCTCGTCATCCGTCATAGTGTGTTTAGCCTCCCATCCAGCCGCCCCCGCCCGCATACTGGCTGACAGGTAGCTGGATCTTCACCGGTGTCGATGCGTGACGCGCCGCCTCACACGCATAGCGCAAGGCGTCGATCACATGGTTGTCTTTATCTTCGAGAATGGGCAGCACCGTGCCCGTGAGTGGGTCTGTCTTGTAGCGATACAGCGCGAGCTCATCAATCAGATGCGTGCAGCGCGGATGCACCACGATGTCAAACGACTTCAAAAACTCCACGCCCTCTTCCAGCGACTTCGCGCCCTTGATCGCGGCATTGATCTTCGGGAAGCCATGCCGCTGCATATAACTGATCGTCTCCGGCCGCGCCGAGTCCGCCGTGATAAACCACTTGCGCGACTCCGGCACCCGGTCGAATAAATCTGGTAGCTGGTCAATCTCACAGCCCACCATGTACGCCTCATAGTCCACGTACAAACGCCGGCCTTCAATATGGCAGCGCACCAGCACCGAAGGGTCTACCGCAAAACCCCAATCCGCACCCAGCCGGAAGATCGTTCCCGGTGGTGACTCAAACTCCTCCACCACCCAATTCCGAAACACCCGCGCTTCCGAGTTGCGCTGATACTCCCCCAGCCACACATGCGCAAACTTGTCCGGATCACGCTGCTGGTCATAGCGAAGTTCGGCCTTCAGCACGTCCGGGAGCCACGGGTTATCCCGAAAGTTCGCTTGCACGACAATAGAATCTGGCGGTGGCTGATCACCCCGCAGCAGCACATCCACCGGGTCCGTCGCCAGATTCGGATTCCAGCTAAACCAGAGTTCGCTGCCTTCCTTACGAATCGTCGGTCGCAGCAGATCAAGGCTGCGCTGAGATAGCGACTGCGCCTCCTCGACCCATGCGATGTCAAAACCCTCCAGCGATTTAATCGACTCCGCCGTATGGTTTTGCATGCCTTGAAAAATGATCAGCCCGCCATGCGGACACAGAATCTTCGACTCCTGAATCTGAAAAAACTGTCCCAGACCCATCGCCTCGATCTTCATCTCCAAAAGCTTCTTCACCGACTGCGACAGCGACTTCTGCACCTCACGCACACACACCGCGTCCGTCTTCTGCCGGTAGCAGCGTTCAATCAGCAGCTCCGCAAAGAAGTGCGACTTCCCACTGCCCCGGCCACCATAAGCACCCTTGTAACGCGAGGGATACAGCAGCGCCTTATACGCACGCGGTGTCGGCAGCTGCAGCTTCTTCGGCTGTCCTCTACCCCGGCTTTTGACCGCATTTCGACCTGGAGTCAGCCCCGCCAATGCCGGCGAAGCGCCAGCCACCGTCGCTCCCTGCATCCCTCAGCTACTCATCCTGCGGGTCCACAATCACCCGCTCAATCAACTCATGCTGATGCAGCATCGCGCCGCCGCCCGGGCCCGAAAGTTCAGTTGCCAGCTTGTCCCCGTACACCTTTGGCTTGAGCTTCGCGGCGATCCACTTGCGCGCATCCACCCGCAACCGCGAGCGCGCAATCACATCCGTATTCGTCCGCTCCCGGCCGTCTTCGTCCATGTACGTGTCATTCGCGCCGTCATCCGCAATGTCCAAAATCTCATCCGCCAAAGCATCCGCCTGCGCTTCACGCGCGCGCGCGTACTGGTCTCGAAACCCATCTTCCTGTGCCAGCCAGCGAAAAACCGTCGCTTTGCCCGGCATCGACGGGTCAGAGCAAATCGCACGCAAACTCCGGCCATTCGCAATCTCCTCGCAGATCCTGTCAGCCAGCTCCGCAGAAAACGCGCTTGGTCTTCCAGTGTTCATGAATCCTCGGTAGTCCCCTCGCATCGCCCAGCCAAAAGAAAAAGCCCGGGCCTCCGGAAAACCGGAGCCGGGCCAAACGCCTGAGATAACAGAAGGGAGAAAATGAAAAGCCCGCGCGTGGCGGGCTAAGTGACAATGATGCAGCCTATGAAATTAAGGCCAATTCTAGGGCGAAGTGTGCGGGTCAAGCCATCACTTTTTTGTGCGGGGATCGCCGCTCACTTTTAGCTTAAACAATTCCCAGAGTGCCGGGTGCATAGAATTAATCCCTGCCTCCCAGCCCTGCCATGTGCGCTTAGTCGAATAAATGAGCTCTGCTGCCTGCGTCTGCGTCAAGCCTGCTCTTTTTCGAACTTCCTTTATTTGACTAGGCTCCGGATTCATTAAGGCAGAAAGTTATTCCATCTGAACTTCAAAGTGCGCTTCATCGGGCACGAAAGCCAGCGTACCAAACACCGCTACAAAAGCCGCATCAAAAGCAGCCTTATAGGCATTCTCCCAGCGCTGCACGATACTCTTTTCGTCGTCCGTGGCAGTATCAGGCAAAGGCGTACCGAAATATTTGTCGACAATGTGGTTATAGTCGTACTGAGTCTCCAGTACCTTGCCAGCCGATCCTAGCACAGCCTCCATTACCTCACTGAAGACTTTCGAGAGCTTTACCCGCTCCTCCTCGACCATACTGCTGCCGCCATACAACGTCACCGAATATACAACCCCATCCGGACTACACGCAGCGAATTTACGCATCACAATCACTCCTTTGAAATTCTCAGCACCGCGCCGAGAAGTGTCAACAATGTAAGGCACCTAATAGGTGCCTTCAAGTGATGGCGATTGATGTAACTCAAAAACTCAATATCTTTGGTGCGGAACTTTCATGGAATGTTGTACAGAAAAAATGCAAAGGACATCAATGCGCATACTGCTTACATTCGCTCTGCTAATCGCACAAGTAGTATATGCCACAGACTTCAGTGAAATGCACGCAGGAATGAGTTTTACCGATGTGCAAAAAGCGTATCCGACAGCACGCTTCGAAATCACATCTCCTCAGCCCATCGACAAGACTTATCAAACCTACGAGCTCAAAAGAAGCAAGCACCCCGGACGGATCGTGCTCACCTTTCTGAATGGGTACGCCATCGATCACTTCGCCATCAGCGAATTCGAGCAAAAGCTAATGCTGGCAACGCGAGAGAGTGAGAAAGCGAAGTATCGAGAGAGCATCCAGAATTTCAAAAAATCTGTTGATCGCCCTTTCAAAGATCAGCTTTTACTGCATTCCTTTATTTGGCAACCCATCGAGCCGCTACCCATTAACCAAGTAATCAAAACCTATGGGCCACCCGAAGGTGATGGCTTCGACAAAGCCTTAAACGCTGCCTATATCCGCTGGAAAGATGGTGTGTTTGGCTATCCCGCACCTAGTGGAAAAGGCATTTCATTCTTTGAATACCGATATGCCACGTCCAAGCCTGAGCTCGTACAAAGCTACTTAAAGTGAAAAATTTCTGAAAATCATCAGGCAAAAATCCAACACGACTCGATACCTAGCAAAGTAGTTACAAATCAAATTTATAAAAGACATACCCTCCTGAAAAATAACCCATCAATCCCTTCAGAATCTAAAAGATAGGCACTGGACGGTGTGGCCGCATGGAATCTAGGAAAAACAAACGACCAAAAAAGGAATACAAGGTAGAGATTGTCTATGCCGAAGACGATGCCAACTATAGTCTCGGCCTGCTCGCCGATCTCGTTCTAGATGAAATCCGACGCCAGAGAGCGGAAAAGGAAGCCACGGTACGTATTGAAGAATCCGACAACGATCCGATATCAGCGCAAAAGAAAAGTGATCAGCAAAAAAACCTATCTCAAAGCAGCAATAACTTGAATGGAGCCCCTATGAGCAATAGAGATCTACCTTTTCCAATTGGTGCTGTCGTTAAGTTGAAAAGCGGCGGCCCAGTAATGACTGTTGAAAATTTTGGAGAATACGGTATCGGAGACAAATCTATACGTGCACTATGCGTATATTTTGAAAATAACAAAAGAATAGAACAAGATTTTGCTCTCGAAGCTCTTGAAGAAATACAAAAATCAAATAAAAAAGAAATCAAAAGATGAAATACGTTTTGTCTGCATTACTTACATTGATCATGATCGCGCCAGCGAGTGCGGACAATATTTTTGGGCTCAAATTTCGGGAAAAGCTCGTCGATATCAAAAAACGCCACCCTGAATTTAAATTCATAGAAAAAAAGATTGATGCAAACTTAGAAAACGAAAAGCATTTTACCGTACAGGGCACCGATCTAAACGGAACGGTAATTTTTTCGTTTATTGATAACCGCCATATTCTTTATGAACGAGTAGAGCAAAGACTCAAAGAATATAAAAGTGCGGATAAACAAAAACGGCTTTCTATTCAAGATAGCCTGACCAGCATAAGAAAAATTCTTTCTACACCGATCGAGAATCATTTATCCGTTTTACGCGTTGTGTGGATTCCAGAGTACCCCATTCCGACTCACAAGCTCTATAAGAAATTTGGCAGCTCGGCAGAGGAAATCATGGCAGACGATTTCAGCGTTTCCCTCGCGTGGCGTCAGGGCATCCTAGCTAAACTGTCAGACGATAGTCAAACCGCTTATGCCATACTGTATGAGTTGCAATACGACGTCGATAACTAGTCTATGACTGCTGACGATTTGCATCCCAAAGACTGCTGAGATCGACCCACCCCCTGCCCTAACTGATACGCCAACCGCGCCGCCCGCGCGACACGATCATAAAACGTCCGTCGCGCGATCCCCAGCCTCGCCGCCACTACCTTAATCCGCGTCACCCGCTCCACATAAAACAGCCAGAAGCACGCCATCTCCGCCTCATGCTCCGGCATACTTTTCAGCGCCATCACCGCCGTCTCAAAAAACTGCATCTCCCCGTCCAGCTCAGCATCGCGCTCCACGGTCATGCGTGAAGGCTGCAGCCTTGCCAGCACATTTCCCGCCACCGGCTTTACATACAGCCGACGGGATTCCCGCCAAGCGATCCAGCGTAAGCAGTACGCATGCAAATCCTGCTGATTCATAGACACCTCCCGGGAAAACACCACCAACCGCAAAACAACCTGCATTTTTTTGCAACTACAGCTGTAACCACTGTCACCACCACCCAGCCCAGCCGCAAACCATTGCCACCACGCCTAATTAACCCCCCCCATCCCTACTAATAAAATAGGTGGATACAGTGGATACCGTGGCAACGCGCAAGCTACAGCGCCAGATTTTTCGTAACCACCCACCATTAACCCGTGGCTTCAGGTGGTCGCATCCATACCTTCGTCGGCTTACCATTCACCCGCCGCTGCATCCGCACATAGCCCAGCGCATGCAAACATGCCGCCACCCGCATCTCGTCGCGCTTACCGCAGCTCTTCAAATCATGCCCAAGCGCGCTGCGCAGCACCTCATGCGTCTGCACGAAATCCCGCATCATCGGCTTCTCGCCGTCCACATCCTCCAGCTCCAGCCACTCCACAATCCGCTCCATCCACGGGTCCGAGATCATGTGCTCAGCATGCACATCCGCCGCCATGCGCTCCGCCTCCGACCAGCACACACCCAGCAGAGAAAACAGCACCACCGCCTCCGCCCACAGCTGCTCCCGATCAGCCACTAGCGCCTCAACATCCGCTTGAAGCACCCGAACCGGAAGCCACCGGCGATTACCTGTCAGATCCGCCAGAAACTCTTCCTGATTCGTCGTCGCCACAAACACCAGACGCCTCGGAAACACCGTTTCAAATTCCTTGTACTTCGGCGTCCAGCGCTCGTGCGTGCTCGTGATAAACGACTTGATCCACTCAAGATCCCGCGAGCTCAAGCCACGCAGCTCACCAATCTCAGCCACCAGCACGCCCCGCATCTTCCGCGACAAGTCCGCATCGCGTTCCGACAGCGACACCTCCGTAAAACACTCCAGACTCGGGGCCATCGCAGCCACCGCCGATGACTTGCGCAATCCCTGACGACCAATCAGCACCGGCACCATGTCCGCTTTACAGCCAGGTTCAATCACCCTGCCAGCCAGTGCCGTCCACAGATACATCGACACCGCCTCGTGATACGCCGACAGCTCAACACCAAAATACCGGGCGAGAAACCCCGCCACTCGGGGAACACCATCCCACTGTAAAGAGCCCAGCCACAGCTGCGCACTGTCAAACACATTCTCCGTCGCCACCTTCGCCACCGCATCCCGGATCAGCTCACGACCAATCGGCTTAAACGACAGCCCACGACCCTCCATCCGCTCACGCAGCACCGTGTAATCCGTATCCTTAAAAGGTCGCCACTCCCGCAGCCCCGGTGGCGTCCACACGATCTCGTCGCGGAAAGAGTCAAACCCGATCCGCATCCCCGTCACATCCGGCCGGCGCAAAATCGCCAGCACATTCCCCAGCGTCGCCAGCGGCCTTCCCTGCCGGTCGCGTGTCAGTGATGGAAGCGGCTCCGGCTCAGACGTCGCAACAGAAGCACTCGTTGTCAACACCTCAAACTCATCACTCAGATCTGACGCATATCCCAGCGTCAGCAGAAAATCCCCGTCTGAGCGCGAAGCACAATGCGCATGCAAGCACTTGAAGTGCCCCACCTCATAACCTCGCGTCCCTGCAGGAAAATAAGACGTCGAACCATCCCCGGGCGTCCCCGAGCTGTGCTCATCATTCCAAGGGCATGCAATGTGCAAAGCCCCTCGGTCTTCACCCAGCACCAGCCCACCGTCCCGCAAAAAATCTGCAACCGGGTCAATCACCGCAATGTCCGCATCACGTCGGCGTAAGGTCATCGTTGAATGAGACGACACACCATCCAAAGAAAATTCAACCACCAGCGCTGCCCACACCTGCTCGAACAGTGCCTCAGACAGCGCGGGGAACTCCACCGGAAGCCCGCCCTCCCACACATAGCGCTCGCCATCCTGATGCGAGCCCGCAGCAATGAACTGCTGCCCCGTCGCCAGAAATTCCACTACCCCACCCTCACAGCGAAAATGACGCTTGCCAAATTCACCCGGCAACGTGAACGCCAGCAAACATTTACCACTGTCCGGGCGAGAGCGCGTCGGCAGCTTGCACCCAACCAGTTCCTCAATTCGAGAGGCGATTTTTCGGGAGAGCGCAGCGTCCGGTATATCAATATCCAGCGCGCGCACCAGACGCGTCTGCAAGCAAATCCCATAGTCAGGCTGCACCGACCAGCGCGACACATCCGACATCGTCGAACGCTTCGAGGGCCAATCCATGATGCCTACCGCATCGCCGTCACGGTTATAGAGAGAGGGCGTCTTGCCCAGCTTTTTGAGAGAACTGCTCGGAGAGATCGTCGCGGCAGGGTTAGACACGACCGGCAACAGCTCAGAGGTCAGGCCCAAGATCAGATCAAAGTGAACCCATTCCTCCGGCAGCGCGCCGGCACAGACAAGCGCTGACATACATCCCCCTGCGGGCTGGTGTTAAAGACTGGAAGGTGTGACTACGTCGAGAATCGCTGGGTTAAGCAGCTCTTCACGGGGGACGCCATACTGAACTTCGATCTCGCTGACACGACGAAGGGGTACCCACCCCTGCCGGCGCCAGATACTAATCGCCTGCTGGGACACGCCGAGCTGCTTGGCTAAGGCAACCTGCCCACCTGCGTGGCGAATCGCTGTGTCGATACCTCGTGATTCCATGACGCCTTGATTGTTCGATGATCGGCTGATTGTACTCGGAAAGGTGGTAAAAAAACAGCTTTTAGCAGAAAGACTTTTTTGATTTTTGTTTTTCATTTATACTCGGCGAATACAAATATTTAGTTGTATCCACCCATGAGCGACGAAACCCTTCCATCTTTGACTCCTTTCTCTGATTTTTTGAAGGCCCAACGCGCAGAGCTCGGCGAAAGCCAAATGGTCTACGCAGCAAGACTGAACGTTAAGCCGGCGTCGATCGGGCAATGGGAACGAAGCGAGGGCTACCCTCGCATGAGCGCTCTTCCGAACCTTGCGGAGAAATTGGGCATCCCGGTAAGACAATTACATGAGTTAATACGCGATCAGAAAAATGCAAAGAACGGCAATATCGGGAATCCGACTTCTTCGATGCCAGCTTTTTCGAACAGGCATCAAGACGAAATCAACAGTCAAATCAATGTCGCATCAGAGATAATCGAAGAGACTCGCACAATCATGGCACCCATAAGGCCTGATAGCGATTCACTCATCGAAAATAACATTAAAGATTATTTTGATGCCCGGCGACGCGCCACCTTCGAATACACACAAATGGCGGTACGCCGCGCAATGGAGTTGGGCGCTCTCGGCCAAGCTGAAGCCGAGGTGGATCTTCGCGGATCAGACCTCCCGCCCTACAAATATGACTACGTATCTCAGCACTTGGTAGCTCTATTCTTCTTTGTGCCCGAACCGAAAAGCTTACGATCATCTTTCGCGATGACCGCACGTCGCTTCACATGGAAATTAGCGCTAAGTCAGGCCGATAAAATTTATGAACATTTCTGCTCTGCTTGCCTGTTCATCATAGTTAGAGGTGGCGAAGAAGCCCACCCGGAGGCGGCTGCAGAAATCAGGCGGCTGCGCGCAGAAGCCAGACTGCTGAATGTTCGCATTCGCATTCTAGATAGCACCGAAGATGTCGCACAAGAAATTATAAAAATTGAAAAGATACACATCCGGGACGCGCAGAAATGGTTAGATGAGAGAGAGTTCTACGATCACAGAGAGCTAAATTCTGAATTAAATAACGGGATCGACGAACCCTAACTATCGCGGCACGCGCAGAGCCCTCACCCAGTCCCATCCAATTTCATACACACCTTTCCTACAACCACTCTTCACCTATTCAGACAAACCGTTGCAATCTGAGCACAAAAAAGTTGTTTCTATGAAAATTATTTTGCGGACTCAATTTAGCAACAACACATAAAAATCCAAGGAAATTCAACCCAAATCGACCTGATCATACTTTCCGAATAGCAATAAACAGATTCATTACATCAATCTGCTTGTTTATTGAGTTACCCCGAGGTACAATTCTATCGAAACATAGTCGTCGTTCGCGAGGACTCGCCGATAGTTTGCTTCCGATAGGAGTAACAACATGCTCGAACAAGCCCTTGCAGAAAACACCGCCATCCTGCGGGAATTACTGGAAATCCTGCGTGCTGCTCCTTGGCACCACATCACTATCGCCGAGCGTTACGCCCAGCAAAAAGCCATCCACGATGAGCCGCCGCTGACCCCCGCAGAGACCCAAGCAGCCGCCCTTGCCATCGTCGCTGACGTGAAAGACGCCAGCGCGACAGTCGCCAGCAGCACCGTGACCTTCCCCGCCCCCGTCGAAGTTCGCTACGAAGACATAGTCACCCGGGTACAAAAACTCGCCGCCGCCGGCAAACGCGATCTGATCGTGCAGGCACTCCAAGCCTTCGGCTGCGCCAACGCCAAACACCTGCGACCCGAGCAATACGCCGAATTCCTCGCCACCCTCGACGCAGCGGAAGTCTGAGATGAGCGGCGTATTTCTGCGGCCCAGCGGCGCGCCCGCTTGGACCTTGTGCCTTGCCAAGCCCTATCGCGAGCACGGCCTGACCGATACACCCGGTAGCGCAATTCGCGAAGGACACGCTGCGCACGCACTACGCGCACGCTGCCTGACAGAGCAACGCCACGCCTATGACTTCATCGGGCAACACATCGAAGACATCGAAATCACCCACGAGATCGCCGACAACGTCCAGCGATCCGTCGATGTACTTCGTCAATTTCAAGGTGAGCTCACGGTCGAGCATCAGCTCGACATCGGTAGCATCACTGGAGAGCACGGTGCCACCGGCACCAGTGACGCCGTCATCATTAACCCCGAACAGGGCTTATTGATCATTGACGACTATAAAAACGGCACCCTGCGTGTGGATGCTGAACACAACGCGCAACTCATCATCTATGCCGCCGCTGCACTCAGAGAGTTCGATCTGCTGGGTGACATCCACACCGTCATCCTGCGTATCAGCCAGCCGCGCATCAATCACGACGACGAGTGGATGATCAGCGCTGATGAACTGCGCTACATCGCAGGAGAAATCCGCGTCATCGCCGAAGAAATCCTCTCTGCACCAGAGCGCATGCCCGCGACCCCCGGCGGTAAGCAGTGCCACTTCTGCAAAGCCAAGGCGTACTGCCCGGAGCTGCAGTCGCATGTGATGCGTATCGTGCAGGCAGATTTCAGCGAAGCAGAGGCCGCTGACGCACTCCAGGTCAAACCTGTGCAAACACTTGACCTGAAAAGCCTTGCCGCAAGCTACGCCGCCACCAGCCTCATCCGTCGCTGGTGTGACGCCGTCGAAGACAGAACCCTTGCAGAGCTTACTGCCGGCAATCCTATTAAAGGCTTCAAGCTCGTCGCCGGCAAGCGCGGCGCGCGCACATGGCGGGATGAGAGCGAAGCCGCCCAAACCCTCAAAGCCATGCGCCTTGCCGACAGCGACATCTACACACGCAAGCTCATCACACCCACTGCACTCGACAAACTGTTCAAAGACAACCCCCGCAAGCTCGCGCGACTTCAGGGGCTCATCACACAGGCAGAAGCAAAACCTGTTATCGCGCCAGAGACTGACAAACGGGAACGCATCACCTCCCCGGCGGCAGTCGATCAATTCGAGACCCTGACTACATGAGGTAGAGCAATGAAAGTAAAAATCAACAACGTTCGTCTGGCCTTCCCGCAGCTCTTCGAGGCCACCACCGTCAATGGTGAAGGTAAGCCTGCTTTCTCAGCCACCTTCATCTTGCCGCAAAATCATCCCGACATCGCTGCGCTGAACAGCGCTATCGACAAAGTCGCTGAAGAGAAGTGGGGGCCAAAAACTGGCGACATCCTGAAAGCCCTGCGCGCTGCCGGCAAAGTCGCCCTGCGTAACGGTGACGAAAAATCTAACTACAGCGGCTTCGCGGGAAATCTCTATGTCAGCGCGCGAAATGCGGTACGCCCTACGGTGCTTGATGCCAACCGTACACCACTAACGCAAGCGGACGGCCGACCCTACGCCGGCTGCTACGTCAACGCCATCCTCGACATCTGGGCACAAGACAACGGCTACGGCAAGCGCATCAATGCCAGCCTTGGCGGTGTGCAGTTCTACCGCGACGGCGATGCCTTCGCCGGTGGCGGTGCCGCTTCCACCGATGAGTTTGACGCCGTCGATGAGCCCGTCAGCGATCTCGTCTGAGCTTGACCCCTCGGCAATGACCGAGGGCTTTTTGATGAGGCTGCGCGCCTCATCAAAAGGACAACCCATGCCCACAAAACCACAGCTCATCCTCGACATCGAGTGCTACCCGGATTACTTCCTCGTGGCATTCATGAACGTCGCTACCAAAAACGTGCGCTTCTTTGAGCGGCACGCCGAAGAGCTGCTGGATACCGCCACCTTGCGACGCATCCTGAACACCTACGAAATTATCACTTTCAATGGCACCGGTTACGACCTGCCCATGCTTTCCTTCGCCATGACGGGAGTAGATAACGCGGCACTCAAGCATGCGTCCGACGCCATCATCAACAACAACCTCAAACCGTGGGTATTTGAAAAACAGTTCAACGTCGCCCCGCTTAGCGCCGATCACATCGACCTAATGGATGTCGCCCCCGGCACCGGCTCACTCAAGCTCTATGGCGGCAGACTGCACTTCCGTACCCTGCAAGATCTCCCGCTGGAACCCGGCGCATCCATCGCCCCGGAACAGCGGCCCGCCATCCGCGAGTACTGCCAGAACGATTTACATACAACGGCAGCGCTACTCCACGCACTGACGCCACAAATCGATCTGCGCCGCGCCATGTCTGCCGAATACACACAAGACCTGCGCAGCAAATCCGATGCCCAGATCGCCGAGGCCGTCATTCGACAGCAGGTCACCCGCATCATGGGATTCGACATCGGCAAACCTGAACCCGACTTCGATGCCGTCTTCCGCTACCAAAAGCCTGACTTCATCGCCTTCCAGACCCCGGCGCTGCAGTCCCTTCTGAACACGATTCTCAATGCCGAATTTCATCTGAATGCCGTAGGTAAGGTGCAGGAACCCGACGCCTTGCGTACCGAGATAAGTATAGGGAACGCCACCTACCGGCTCGGTATCGGGGGGCTCCACAGCACCGAAAAATCAGCGGCACACATCGCTGATGAACATCACCTCATCATCGACCGTGATGTCGTGTCCTACTACCCCAGCATCATCCTGAACTGCGGGCTCTATCCCCGGCAGATGGGAAGCGCATTTCTCACCGCGTACCAAGCCATTGTTCAGCGCCGGCTCACCGCCAAGCGCAACGGCAACAGCATCGTTGCCAATGCACTCAAGATCACCATTAACGGCTCCTTCGGCAAATTCGGCAATCGCTACAGCCGCCTTTTCTCGCCGGATCTGCTCATCCAGACCACCGTCACCGGACAGCTCGCCCTGCTGATGCTGATCGAGACATTGGAACTGCAAGGTATCGCTGTCGTCTCCGCGAACACCGACGGCATTGTGATCAAATGCCCCGTCAGCAAAGCCGCCCTGCTCGATGATCTTGTCTTTGCATGGGAATGCGCTACCGGCTTCGACACCGAAGAGACACGCTATACCGCGCTCTACAGCCGGGACGTCAACAACTACATCGCCATCAAGCCAGACGGTTGCAAAACCAAGGGCGTCTACGCTCCCGCAGGCATCCATAAAAATCCCGATGGGCAAATCGCCATCGATGCCGCCATCAACTATCTGCGACACGGCACACCCATTGGCGACACCATCCGCGCCTGCAATGATGTCCGACACTTTGTCAAAGTCCGCACCGTACGTGGTGGCGCTCTCTACCGCGATCAGTTTCTCGGAAGAGTCGTGCGCTGGTACTACAGCGTCGGCACTACAGGTGCCATTCACTATCGCGTCAATGGCTACAAAGTTCCTGACACAGACGGTGCCACCCCTCTTCAAACTCTACCTGACCAGTTCCCCTCAAACGTCGACGTTGATCGGTACATCGCCGACGCACACGCCATCCTTACCGAGATAGGAGCAATGTAGCTATGTTGATCACCGCATCACCCCCAGCACCGCCCACACCTCCCGGCAAGCCATCCCGCACCCGGGCGAAATCTTCCAAAGTGTGGAGAGATCTTGGCTTTCCGACGCGCACTGCGTTAGAAATCGCCATTCGTGCCATCACCAACCCAGCACCACTCGGCCATCCCCTGCCACAAGACCAGCAGGATTTCCTTGTCTCCGTTCTCAAGTACCACTACCAGTGGGAAGAAAAGCAAGGATCCGGCATTGATCATCTCGAAATTCGCATCAATACCAACGGCACCGGAAACACTCGCGGTATATGGATTGTGCGTTCCGATGGTAGCGAAGAAGACATCAGCTGGCGTGTACCTCTGTCACCTGATGGACGAACAACGCACCTGCAAGACCTGAAAACCGCCGCGCGCGAAGCGATTCAGGATCAGATGCACGCCGCACACGACACCCTTCCCTGCGAGCGTTGCGAGCTTTGTGGTGAACCGATGACCCGCTACAAAGATCTGCATGCAGATCATATCCATCCGTTCAGTGAGATTTTCGATGACTTTTTCGCCGGCAGCGAAAACGACATCGAAGTCAGCAACGCGGGCATCACCACAAAGATCGTAAATACTGAAATCCTTCAGGCATGGAAAGATCATCATGCGCACAGAGCAAAACTGCGACTGGTACATAAAGCCTGCAATCTGAGGCGAAAGAAGCACTAGCCCATGAGAGAGCGAGATGTCGAGCGCTACCTTGTCCGACAAGTCAAAACCGCTGGCGGCGAAGTCCGCAAAGTCAAATGGCTAGGTCGGCGTGGCGCGCCCGACAGACTCGCGATGCTGCCCGGATTCAGCGTCTGGGTAGAAGTCAAAGCCCCCGGGGTACCGCTGAAAAAACACCAGCAACGTGAACATGAACGCATGCGGCGTATGGGTCAGACCGTCGCCGTCATCGATTCCGTCGCCGGTGTTGATCAACTCATACACTGCAAGACCTCATGACACAGGCATTCACACCACGAACATATCAGCGCCAGATTACCGAGCACATCCTCACCCACCCGAGGTGCGGTGTATGGGCGGACATGGGTCTGGGCAAAACCGTGGCGACCCTCACCGCTATCGATGCGCTGATCCTGCTGGGCGAAGCCGGGCTCGATAACCCCGTGCTCGTGCTCGCGCCGAAACGCGTCGCCCTCAGCACATGGCCCGAAGAGATCACCAAGTGGCAGCACCTGAAGCACCTGATCATCCAGCCCATCACAGGTACTGCTGGCGAACGCGCCAGCTCGCTGAAAAAGCCCGCGCACCTCTACACCATGAACTATGAAAATCTCCCTTGGCTGGTCAGCCTGCTCGGAGATGAATGGGCCTTCCAAACCGTCATCTGTGACGAGTCCACCAAACTCAAAGGCTTCCGTCTGCGGCAAGGCGCGCAGCGCGCAAAAGTGCTGGGCAAACTCGCGCATACCAAAATCACCCGGCTCATCGAGCTGACCGGCACCCCCAGCCCCAACGGACTGCAAGACCTTTGGGGACAAATCTGGTTTCTGGATAACGGACAGCGCCTTGGCAGATCCTTTCAGGCATTCACCGACCGCTGGTTTAAAACCGGTCACGACGGCTACAGCCTGATCGCACTCCCCCACGCACAAGGCGAGATCCAAGACCGGCTGCGCGACCTCTGCATCCGCGTCGATGCCGGAGACTACTTCGACATTGATGAGCCCATCCGGCACCGCATCTACCTCGATCTGCCACCGGCAGCCCGCAAGCTGTACAACGACATGGAAAAAGACTTGTTCATGGCCTTGGATGGACACGACATCGAAGCCTTCTCAGCCGCCACCAAAACCATGAAGTGCCTGCAGATCGCCAACGGAGCGGCTTACATCGACGATGGCGATACATGGAAAGAGATCCACGATCTCAAGCTGCAGGCACTCGAAGAGATCATTGAAGAATCCGCCGGAGCTCCGGTACTCGTGGCCTACCACTTCAGAAGCGATCTGGCGCGACTACAGTCAGCATTCCCCACCGGCCGTGTACTCGATGCCGATCCGAACACCCTGCGCACATGGAACGCTGGCGAAATCCCTCTCCTATTTGCCCACCCCGCCAGCGCCGGTCACGGACTCAACCTGCAGGATGGTGGCAATCGGCTGGTGTTCTTTAGCGTGAACTGGAACCTTGAAGAACACCAGCAGATCATCGAGCGCATCGGCCCAACCCGGCAGCAGCAGGCAGGACATCACCGACCCGTTTTTATCTACTACCTGCTCGCGCGCGCCACCGTGGATGAGCTCGTCATGGAACGACTCGAAACAAAGAAAGAAATACAAGACATCCTGCTCTCAGCAATGAAACGCAGACAACCGCACTAACCTAAAACTACAGAGGGACATCATGGATATCTTCACAAAAAAGACGACCACCGCTGAACCCGGTGATGAAGTACACAACAAACTCATGTCACTCGCTCAACTCGGCAAACCCCGCCTATGTCAGTCCGACGGCGGCTGGCACTGCTCCGTCGAGATCGACATCAAGTCCGCCGGCGCACGGTTCGAGCTCACCTCCGGCTTTGGTCACTCGTCACCCGTTGCAGCACTGGACGAATGCATGGAGCGCTTGCACACCGTCCAGCAATCCCTGCAATTCCCGGCATAAAAGACCACCTCAGAGGAATCCGCGATGACATCCCCCGCCCCCCGCGAAGCCATCACTCTTGCCGACGCTGCCAAGCGCCTCAACCTCGCCTACGAGACCATCCGCCGCAAAGCAAACTGTGGCGCAATCCCCGCCTTCAAGCTGGGCGGAGTAGGACAGTGGCGGATTTTTGAGGATGATTTGATAGACTATGCGCGCGGGCAGTACGCCCGGCAGGAGCGCAAACCTGAGCCTGAGTCCTCGTAACAGGAGGAACAATGGCTGAAGTGAAAAAGAAATCTATAGGCAAATCAACCGGCCTATACAAACGCAAAAACACCCCCTACTGGTGGGTGGATGTTATGAAGCCAGATGGAAGCCGTATCCGCCAATCTACCGGCACTGCGGATTTAAAGCTGGCAAAAGAGTATCGAGACAAACTCCGGGCGGAGATGTGGCAGAAAGAAAAACTCGGAGAGTTAGAGCCGCGAACGTGGGATGAGGCCGTCGAACGTTTTCTCGGGGAAGTCGTGGTTGAATGCACCCCGGGCACCGTAATAACGTATCGGCGCATGCTGGCGTGGTGGGGTGAAAAGATGGGTTTCAAAAAGAAGAAACTTCATCTGATTACCAAAGGTGATATTTCAGCAGGTGTTTATCGCCGGGCTGCAGAATCATCAAAATCCACCGCAAACAGATACCTCACCCCTGTTCGTGCAATGCTGTATCGCGCCGTTGATCCGTGGGGCTGGCTCGAAAAATCACCGACCCGCTTTAAACAGTTCAGCGAAGCGAAACAAGCGAGAAAACGGCATTTAACTGCCGCTGAAATGCAGCGCTTATTACAAGAGCTGCCCACGCATCAAAAACCGATTGTCGAGTTTGCACTGGCGATGGGTTTTAGGGCAGCGAATGTATCCAAGCTGGAGTGGTCGTGGATAGATATGCCGAACCGGGTTATTCGTATTCCGGCGGAGGCATTTAAAAACCGCGAAAGCCATGTCGCTCCAATGAACGACACGGTAACGGAAATAATCCGCGCCCAGATTGGCAAACATGAGCGTTACGTTTTCACGTACCGGGGTCAGCCGATTAAACAGCTGAACACCAAAGCGTGGAAGGCCGCATTAAAGCGGGCCGGGATCGAGGATTATCGCTGGCATGACAACCGGCACACGTGGGCGACACAGCTCAGGTTAGCCGGAGTCGATGTAGCGGACATTCAGGAGCTCGGCGGGTGGAAGTCGGAGTCGATGGTCAAGCGTTACGCAACAGTTGACCTGAAGCAGCTCGACTGGACGCTGTATTGCGCCCGACGTTAACGCTGGTCAAGTCGCAAGTGGGTACGTAATAAGCCCCATGAATGACACAGCAGATTTTTACGTCACATTTACGGCACAGTAAGCGATTCAGGCGGTGAATGGCCCGTTGTAAGTGCTTGATTTTATTGGCCTGCCCAGCACGACTCGAACGTGCGACCTACGGCTTAGAAGCTTACTTGCTTTTTTGAAAACCT